ATCAGTTATGGCAGTTGAATGGGTGCTGGGTTGATGATGAGCAGTGTAGTGCATTTTAACGGCATCGACCCATCTTAAGAAATGGATAGATTCACCTTCCTTTAAATGGAAGTCAGGAGAGCTGGGAAAACTATCGTGCAACTTTAAGAGTTTGGCTCTAAAAGTTTGTAGATAAACTTCCGTAGGGCAGTTGCTCTTTATGGAATACTTTCCTTCAGGACTTGTGATGAAGTAAAGGGACTTGTCATCATCGGAGAGAGTGGAAAGATCATAATAAACTTCCCATTCTTGATGAATTCTTCTAGGTATAGCTTCAGGATTGGTAAGACTTACTGGATTAAATTTGTTATTAGCAGTGAGGACAATGAGTTTTGAAGTAAAGAAAGTTCTACCTTTCCCTACGACATCAGCCATATTTAAAGATTTCAGACCGTCAACACCAAGGTTGATCAAATCTGAATAATTAGGGTTGGGGTTACCTGCAGTATCTTGCATAGAACCAAAGTCATCAAATCTAACACAATGTTGATTGTGGTAGCCTTCCCAATACTGGGAGGTGGTACGGGGATAAATTTGACTTTGGTCCCAATTTTCAAGACCATCGCTAGTATAGCAAACTCTAGCAATCTCGTTAGAAATTGAAGATTTGCCAACTCCTGGATGGCCTAAGATCATAACAGTGAATGGGGCTCGAGATACTTTGACATTAATTGAGAGACCAAGAGATGGCTCATCATTTATAAATTTTTGGTACTTAGTCACATACGACTGAATAGCAGAACAAATAGGTAAAACTTTTGTAGAGGGTTTGGCGCATAATCTCTCATAAATGAAAGTTAAATTCAAGTAGTGCGTCTCTACATTTTTAGCAAGTGTAGCTTTATCAGCTCCATTAAGTCCAATAACAGCAGGATAATTATACATTCTACTGTTATAGAACTCTATGGCTTCAGAAACGTTTTTGGCATCAGCAGTATTTAAATCATCAACTGCTGGAACTCCCACAACGTGTACAAGAAAGGCTTGTATTATGGGATCCACACAACTGGTGAAAAAACTCATGAGAGTAGAGACTGATCTAAGTGGAGAAATAGCTTCCACAAAATTTTTGGTTTGACTGGGGGAAGTAACGAGAGAAGTGGATGCAGCTAATAAGACACAAATGATGTTGGCAAAAATTGTGGTGGTTGAGGTGGCGGCCTGAGCAACAATTTCTTCTTTTGAGGTGTAGAAATAATTGATGAGATTCACAATTGAAGTTGGGAGGTTAATCACAACTCCAATAAGAGTTAAAAAGGTCTGTGCAACATTTTGAGTTAAAGTTAGACATATGGATACAGCAGCAATACTAATCATCACTTTACAGAAAGTGCTATCGAGTATATTTTCTTTGCACCAGCTCTGGAAATTTTCCAAACTAGTAAGAGCATTGTGGATAGTTGAAGTTTTGTCTGCGGCAACGTCTGCAATATTAGTGGCTTTGTCTATTGCAGTTACTATTCTTTCAATTCTTTCGCCATTGGCACCGGCAAAGTAGTCATAATCTTTATGAGCTTTCTTAGCTAAATCAGTTACGGAACTCAGACTCTCCCACATTTGAGCGGTGGGAACTCTGAGAAGTTTGCGCATTTCATGGTGGTCTATATAAGTAAAATCAAGGCCATGGAGAGTTAAGGTTTCAAAGTGCATGTGGTGACATGATGGAGGAATGAAATTAATTTTCTTTCCATGTAAATCTATGTAGAACTTAGATTGTAGGAAAAATTGGGCGGTTGCATCGTAATCAAATTGAAAATGAGCAAGAACAGATAAACAATAGTGAACATTGAAATCTTTGTCAAATTTATACTTGAAAAGGTGGGTGTGTTT